CGAATCGCCTTTTAATATAGTTTGTACAGGATAATTTTGTGATAATGATATAAAAGATATTGCAATAAGTAATATCGTCAATAACCGTTTCATGATAACCTTATTTTTAATTTAGTTCCGATATTGTTTTTTTCACATGAAATTCCAAATCCATGTTCTTGTAATATAGCAATACAAATATTTAATCCCAACCCACTACCAGTTTCTTTTTGTCCTGCTTTTCTTGTATATGGTTGAGACAATGTATCAAATTCTTGTTGTGTTATTCCTCGGCCATTATCTTGCAAAACCAACAAATCATTTTCCATATATATCCTAACTAATTTTAGATCACTATCATTATATTTCAATCCATTGCGAATTAAATTATCTAATGCTGTACAAAACAATGATTCGTTAACTGATACAATGGGTAATTCGTCAATGATAACTTGACTTTTATATGAAGTAGATGCTAGATAGTTTTCTAAAATAGTTTTTAAATTGTGATCGGCTCTATCTAATACAGCATCTTTTTTTACTAGATTAGTAAATTCATAAACACCTTTATAAACTTTTTGGGAATGAGCAAGTCCTTCCTTTATCATTTTCAATGGTGCTTCAATTTTTAACTCTGCGATTACAGAATCAGGTACTCTGCGTTCTAAAGATGATACGCCTCTTGGAATATAAGTATTAATACCTGAATGCATATCGTGTCTAAGTATCTTTGCTGCATGTTCCAGATATGTATTTTGTTTGCGAACTTCTCCAACCTGATTATCAATCTCTTCAATCATTTTACGTTTCTGTAATAAGAATTCGGAAACGAATACAAAGAATGGGGGCATGAATCCAATTACACAACCATATCCAAATCTTGCTAATTCATAATTGGGCGAGCATAAACCAAATACGACACATGTTTGCACAGCAAAGAAAATAAACATGATAGCACCAGCAATTCCTAGTGCTATCTTTGATTTTAATGATATGCCCGATAATGCGTCGCGCATTACAATGTTTTCAGCATTGCAATCATACGAGGACAAGGATAGATATCCGATTTATCCTTACGATATGAATTGTGCGTATACACACCTACTTCTCCTTTCAAAGCTCGTGTTGATACTGACCACATATCTTCCTCTCGGTATGTTAAGTCAATGCCGTAAGTGTCTCGCCAATGTAACAATAATTGTTTAACAGATTCAATTTGTGCATCTGTATACGCATGATAATATTTATGTCCTTTATATGGCGTTTCTAATTCCGTCACTTGATCTGCAGGAATTTCTCGATCCACATAATTATAAAATTTATCTCCAACTTTGTCTAATCCACCCCAGTTACAAATTTCAATTCCAATTGATATCTTATCTAATGCTTTGTAAGGAACACCTTTAGCTTTAAACACATCTTGTTTAAGTCCTAAATGATATCCCCAATGCTTAGATGAAAATGCTTGACAAATTTCTCCGTCGTATGTATCTTTTGATACGCCTTTACCAGATATAGTAACGCAAGTTGCAATTCGTCCTCTATCATCATTGGCCCACATTTTAATTGTGCCTGGGCCTGAAGAGTTACCTGCCGTGTGATGCAATACGATTTGTTTCTTTTCCGTTGCTTCTTTAATATATTGTGACTCTGGTAATGGAACTTGTTTAATTTTTGATGTATCTAAACTCATATTTAACCTTTATTTCGTAAACCTTTATGTAAATCAATTTTATCTAAAATTTCTAATAAAACTTTTCCTTCAATCAATCCCAACATCGATGCATTCTTTAATGCACTAACAAGTTGAAATATTATGAATGGCAATAAAATGGTTTCACTCAACCATCCTGTACCTGGAAAACCTTTTTCGATAACTAACAATACCGTTAAAAACATAATCCATACTACTAATGTTCTCAAAACTTTAAGAGCTTTAAATGTTTTGAAGCCTTCACTTTTAGTACCAGCAATTACCCCAAAGAATCCATCTGTCATTACTACTGCAACCAATGCCAAATACTGATCTGAATTTGACATTGCCAAGTTGAAGAAATATGTACAAATGAATGCCATCAATGTACTTGCCGAATATATTATCGCCGATAATGTTGTTGTTTTTATTATTTAACGTCCGCAGATTCAATCAATGTATAAGTAAAAGAATTTCCATGGATGTCTTTGGCTTTACGACAAATTGTCATAAATTCTTCAAAATCTTTAACTCTTTTAAATACTTGACAACCTTCAGACCAATTTTCAACATAAGTTGAATCTACACCCGCTTTATGAATGTTAATTCCAAAAATGCCTTCATCGACTTTGTTTTCAGCGTATGTCATATTGCGATCTGCATCACGAAATACTTTTACTGATTTAAATTGTTTTAATGCTTCATATTTACCTTGATGCAAACCAATTCCGTGTGAACCACGATATTGACCTTCAACTAATCGAGCAACGCCTTTTGCATTGTGATATTGCTGAACACCTTTCTTACCCGGATCAGTTGTACATGGCCATGAATGAAATTTCCATTCGCCGTCAATTTTGTATGATACTGTCATGATATCATCAAACACGTTAGTAACTGTATCACCTGTTGCAGAGTTTCTAACTCCTACGATATTTACATCATAATTTTTTGCACCTTCAAACCAAGCATATCCTTTAGCTTTTACGGTAGCTTCAATTTGTTCTCTTGTATAAGACATTGTTAACCTTTATATTTCTTCGTTGTTTTCGTTACTTGATTTTTTTCCTGCAAACTTTTCTAAACCTGCAATTCCTAAACTTCCTAATGTTACAATAACAAATGAATTGTAAATGTATTCATTTAATTTTAGTTCATTTCCGAAATACCCTGTTATTAAATCTACAACCATTGCAAGTGTCATAACTGCAAATGACATAAATCCAATAATGGTTTTTTCATTGTAATCATTCGAATCTTTAAAGATTTGTTTGAATCCGCCCATTATATCTCCCGTTAAATTATTACTTTCGTATAAATATAACAAAATAAACAAATCATTGAAAATTATCATTTACAAACAATTAGATCATTTTCATATGTTTCCATAGAAACAATTGTAATTTTTAAATTACCTATTGTAAAGGTGCCAATTTCTCCAGAATCTTGTACTATTGCTGATAAATTTTGTATAACATCAAAATCTTGTTGAGTAAATGCATTTCCATCAATTTCTACAATAATATCATTATAATCATATCTATCCAAATTAGTTAATGAATGGCAACGTTTACGTAAATCAAATTTTGTATTAAGTTGTTCCAATGTAACATATTTCATCCACTCTGCATCTGAGTATATTTGTTCGCCAAATGGTTCTAATAATTCTAATAAGTGTGCCGTACAATTTTCAATACGTATTCCAATATTATATTTTGGTGCCGATAATCGTATACCCCATTTTCTAATGAAATTTCTATTTGAATTCAATTCAATTTGCTGTGTTCGAGTTTGGTATTCTTCTGAAAATCTAGATGTTTTACTAACAAAATGATAACATATTGCATCCAATGCAGTAAAACAATTCATTCCCAATAAATTCCATCGACGAATCAAATCATCATCTTCGCAAAACATTGGATTGAATAAATTATCCATACCTCCAATTTCTAATAACTTAATGCGAGGCATACACATGAAAAACGTAATACCAGATTCGGTTTTGTTTTCATATTTAGATTTAGTTATTCTAACAAACTCGTATAACGCCCCTTTATCAAACGTCTCTAAAGATGTACCCAAATCATGTATTAGTTTACCCGGACGTTCATGTCCTGCGAATATAGGCGGTTCTATTGTGGTATACGCAACCACATTGTTGATATCTACATGTTTTTCTAAATTTTCAATAAACCCAGGAGCTAATACAATATCATTATGTAAATATGCTACGTAGTCGCGCGTAGCTAATTCTGCTGCCTTATTAAATGTATCAGAAAACGTTTTGTTTTCAACGGAATAAAAATACTTTAAGTTATTATCCGATAATGTGTCTAACCATTCATGGGTTCCATCTGTTGATCCGTAACTTACAAAACACAATTCTACATCTGGATATAATTCTCTAGTTGTTTCATAAAAATGTTTAT